GTGCGTAGACCGGGTGCGCGGCCTCCCATGTGGGGCGGTCCTGTGCCGAGAGGGGCAGGCAGAGGGTGAGAGCGAGGAGGAGGGGGCGCATGGGGCTAGGCGGGGGCAGGTGCTGTCACCGACTCCAGCTGACCCACGCGAGCGAGCACATCGGGGAAGTACTCGGCAGCGAGGGCGAGCACGTCAGCGTCCGTGATGTTGCCGGGTGCGATGAAGGCGCTGTTGCTGCCCGGCCGGGAGTCGACGGAGTAGTCCCAGAAGGCAAGGACGGTGTACCCGTGCAGGTGGCGGACGACGTAGCGGTTGGCCTCTCGCGTCCCCTGCGGAGGGTGGGCCTTGTCGAACCCGTTGGCGAGGTCCGGGGGGATCGGCGGGTTGTACAGGTAGGACCGGCCATTCGGAGCCCAGAAGAAGTGCCCGGAGCGGCGCTGGCAGCCGAAGTAGAGAAGGGGCAGAGTGCGCATGGGTCTACAGGCGGGGGAGGCGGGCGAGACCGGCGCGGAGGGTGCTCTCCAGCGACCGCAGGAGGCCGTTCACCGCGGCCTCGATGCGGGGGCGGACGTAGAAGCGGAGGAGGCCGGGGACCTGCGCGAGGGCCCTGTCGACCTGCCGGATGGCCTCGGCGCGGAGGGTCGCCACGACGGTGCTGAGCCAGTCCTCCAGGGCGACGGCGGACACGGCGGGCTGAGCCGTCACGACGGCGTCGATCTCGGCGGCGGTGACGGGCGCGAGCGGGCTGTCCGTGTGGGAGTCGGGGAGCATGGCGGGGCCTTTCGGCTGGATGCGGTCGGTCATGGTCTTTTCGCGTGGGATTCGGTACTCAGGGCCGTTTTCAGCCGTCGTAGGTGTCGCGCGGATGGGTGAGTCGGCGGAGGGCCTGTGGGTCGTTCGGGTCGTAGCCCGGCGAGCCCTCCTCTGTGTGGACGGGGTCGCCGGGGTTGCCGGTGGGTCCCTCCGCGAGGCGGTCCAGCGTGTCCTGCTTCTCGGCGCTGCCCTGCGAGGAGCCGAAGTAGTAGGAGAGCACGTCGGAGAAGCCCTTGCCGAGGATGCCGACGAGGATGAGGAGGGGGTTCTCGTTGGCCTCCTCCATCGGGACGAACACGAGGACGGCGACGATGCCGACGAAGGCGACGACGACGGCGCCCGCGAGGAGCGAGCGCACGCGTGCCCCGTCCCGTGGGGCGCGGGCGTCGATGCGGGCTCGCTGTTCGCGTCGGGAGGTGGGCATCCTAAACGAAGGGGCCGAAGCGGATCGGGATCGACGGCGGGCCGGTGTGGCCCCGCGCGATACGCACGGCGTCGGCAGGCGTCACTCGCTTCGGCGCCTCCTCTGTTGGCGTCGACTCGGCATCCCGTGCGACGTGCGCGTCATAGAGCGCCGCTAGCCGGTCATCAGGGTCGAGATAGTCGAAGTCTGCGGGCAGGGACATCAGTCGGTAGGCTTGGGGCACTATTGCGGGTTGCATGGGACGAGGTAGGTTTGGGGCATGACGCGCACGCCCGGCACTACTCAGTCACCATCGTCGTCCGGGGGCGGGGGAGGGGGCGGCGTGTTGCCCGGCGGCGGGCACTCGGGGCAGTCCTCGCGGGCTTCGGCCAGATCCGCCTCGGCCTCCTCCAGTTCGATCTGGAGGCGCCGGACGCGGCGGTCCAGGTACTTGATGTTGCGGGTCCTTTCCTTGATCTCGCTCTGGGCTAGCATGATGATGGGGTGCAGTCCGCGGTCAGGCGGGGAGGTGGAGGGGGCGATGGATCGGGCGCTCCGGGAGGCGTGGCGCATGGCCGACCACGACAGCGTTGGGCAGGCGCTCTCCGTCGTCGACGGGGCGCTCGTCGCCGACTCCCTCGCAGCAGGCTTCACGGGCGGGCAGGGCGTCTCCAGACGCGACACGCTCCGGGCGTACCTGTGGGAGAAGCGGGGCTTCCTCCTGTGGCGCACCGGGGACCGCACCGGGGCGCTCCGGGCGTACGGCGAGCTGTGGACGCGCGGACCGGCGGCGCTGCCCGACAGCCTCGTCGCGGAGGTCATCCGCTCGGCGGCCTACGTGGTGACCGACACGACGGCCCGGAACGCGGGGGCACTCACGCGGGCCGACACGGTCGGGGCGCTGCGCCTGTTGGACCGGGCGGAGATCGCGGCGCGGAGCCGGGGACAGAACACGGTCGCCTCCTACGTCAACCTGTGCCGGGCGCGGCTGCTGAAGGGGCTCGGCGACGACGTGGTGACCGCCGAGGCGGGGGCGTGCCCGGTGTCGCAACCCGAGTGCGGACCGCCCGACAACACGCGCATGGGCCTGTGGCTCGCGCTCGCGCTGGCCGCGCTGCTGCTGGCTGGAGTATGGGCGTGGGAGAGTCACCGGGAGTCGTTGAGGGTGCGGCGGGTGGTCATGGGGTGGGCTGCCCGGCCGCAATCCATGCCAGGACGGCGGCCTGAATGAGGGCCAGCACGCCGAGCCAGAGCTTGGTGCGGTTGTCGTTGCCGTTCTTGAGGAGGTCGACGGCCTCCTGTCGCTCCATCTCGCGCTGCTGGATGGCCGCGGCGATCCGCTCGCCCAACGCCTCCACGCCCTGCTCGACCGCCTCCACGCGGGCGACCGGCGCGGTGGTCTCCTTCAAGGCCTTCACCTCGGAGGAGAGCACGGACACCTGCCCGTAGATGATGGTGAGGGGGTCGAGGCCCTTGCCGTCGGTCATCGCTTCAGGGAGGCCGGGTCTATGTCGTCGAAGGCGCTCCCGACCACGGCGCCGAGGTGGGCCGCGCGGGCTTCGGCGCTCTCGGCGGCGCGTGCGAAGCGCTCCGCCTCGGCACGGGCGCGCACCTCCGCGTTGATGGGGAGCGCGATCCACCAGCCGGTGCCCTTGATCTCCAGCCACCGCTGCGTCACCGGGGCACGCTCCGGGACCGTGTAGGTGGACGTGAAGCCGTCCACCGAACCGCCCGCGTCGACCGCTTCCGCCGCGGCGCGCGTCGCCTCCGGGTCGTCGGCCACAAACGCGTCGTACGGCTGCGACGTCAGTTCCTCGTAGGTGCGGTTCCAGACCTCGCACGCGGCGGCGTTGACGTCCTCGTAGGTCGCGCCCACGATCTCGCGGCCAGGGGCGATGTAGACGGCCGGGATGGGCAGGGCCTCGATGATGGCCCGTGATGCCGCCTCGGCGGCGTCGGCGCGGACGGCCTCGGCCTCGCGCTGCCCGTCGGCGGTGCAGATGCCCCAGAAGATGCGGTAATGGAACTCCGCGCCAATCAGGCCGAGCGTGGAGAGGATCAGGAACGCCTCGGTGCCGATGCGGGTGGCGACGGCGGGCGCCCAGACAGCGGCAAGGGCCGCGAGGAGGTAGCCGGAGACGCCACAGAGGGCGAACACGGCCGTCATGGAGACGGCGAAGCGGCCTGCGTTGGAGCGGTAGCCCTGCGCGCGGGCGCGGGCGTACTCGTAGGCCGCACGCCCGGCAACGACCATGTAGAGCACCGTGACGATGACGTGCTCGATGGCGAGCGCGAGGGAGGTGTCGTGGTTCACGAGCACCCTCCCGGCGTGGGGTAGGGGGCCGCCAACAGCTTGCCGCCCGCGTCGCAGAGGTCGGCCCGGCGGTAGAAGCGGCGGTGGCCGTTGACCCGGTCCCGCGCGCTCGCGGAGGTCTGCTTGTAGGCGCCCGTCTTGGTCCCGAGGTACACCTCGAAGTGAACCATGCTGTCCTTGATCCCGGTCAGGTCGCCCACCTCGCCGATCTGCTGCCCCTGCCGGACGCGCTGCCCGACCGATACGGCCGCATCACGGGCGGTCTCGCCGTAGCGGCAGATGTACTTGTGCCCGTCGGGCGCCGTGTGCTCCAGCGTGATGCACCACGTATCGGCGTAGTAGTAGTTGATCGAGGAGACCACCCCATCGGCGACGGCGTAGACCGGCGTGCCGATCTGTGTAACCAGGTCCCGCCCGGCGTGGCTACGGGTGCCCGAGGATCGGCGGAAGCGGAAGGCCCGCTGTCCCGCACCGGAGCCCATGTAGGGCTTCTCCGCAGGCCCGCCGAGGGGGAACGTCCACGGTGCCAGGGCGACGCTCTGAGCCGCCGAGAGCGTCCGGTGCGTCCATCCGCCTACGTCGATCCGGCCGTCCGGCTTGTAGACGTGCCCGAGGTAGCGCTGCACCTCCGTGATGTCGCCGATGGTGCCGGGGCCACACTTGCCGTCCACGTCGCCGGGCGTGAGGAGGCCGGGCGCCATGACGGCGGCGTCCTTCATGGCCTGCTGGACGGCCCACACGTCGGCGGGGCGGTTCGCGCCGCCCTGGCCTACGGAGTCGGTCAGAGTCAACGGCATGGCTCTAGTAGTCCCCGTCGGCAAGGATGCAGACTCCAGGCGAGAGGGGGAGCGGGGTGAGCGTGTAGTCACCACCGAGGCCCTGCGCCGCGAGTGCGGAGTCGAGAAGGGCGCGGGCTTCCGTCTCGTCCTGTGCCACCACGACGGCGGCGGTGCCGACCGGCCAATGGCCCCGGAAGTCCGTGCAGGTGTAGACGGTGACGTTCATTGTGGAGAGGTCCCCCGCGCCCAGGCCTCCGCTCCCTCGTTGGTCACACACAACCATGTGGAGGCCGGGCGGGGGGGGAGGTCAGAGCATGGGGCAAATGCAAAAAGCCGCCCGATCCCCGAAGGGTTCAGGCGGCGTGGGCAGGCGAGACGCGTGCCGGGCCGGGAGGCGGTATGGAGGCGAGCGAGCGGGCGCTACGCGCGCGCGGGCTCTGAGGTGATACTACGGCAGGGGGTAGCGGTTCTCCAAACGCGGACCCCACGTAGGCACGTTGCCACCGTGCGCCTTTATCGTGTCACGGGTTGACGCGCCCCGGTATGGTCCCGATTATCCCTGCGTCCGGTGTCAGCCGGGCGGCGGCTGTCTTGCATCGTGGCGATGGCTCAGACAGCATCTAGAGAGGCGTTCCGGTTCGGCCCGGGGCGCCTCTCACCCTTTCCGGCTAGTCGGTCGGCGCCTGCACGTAGTCGACGTGTGGGCGCTGCACATGCAGGCCGCCCCGGTTGTCGCTCGTGATGGTGACCGCCCCGTGCCCGTGCCCCTGTCGCCGAGCCTCGTTGACGGCGGCGATCACGGCACGCTCCATCTCTGGAGACAGCGGGGGCAGCGGGGCGTCTCGGCGTGCGATCCTGTTGAGCGCCACGCGGGCGCGTCCATGAACGATGGCACGAAGGTAGGCACGCCGGACGGAGAGGGGAAGGGTGGGCACCGTCATGGCATCTCGGCAAAGGCCGCCTCCGGGCTCCAGGGGTCGTACCCCGGCACCGACGACGGACGCGCCGGGCGATCCCACAGGGACCACGCCACAGCGCACAGGAGCGCGAGCCACAGCCAGCGGGGGACGGGGGCGTTCATCGGAGCGCGGCCCGCGTCGCGTCCACCGCGTCCAGGAAGTCGGCCAGCTCCTGTGAGGGCAGGATCACATCCCGGTTCGTGGTCGTGGTCCGCGAGTCGATGCGGACCACCGCACCCGCGCCGCCCGCGCGGAAGGCGTCCAGGTCGGCACGGGACACGAGGATGCCGACGGTCTCGTAGTGCGCGCACCCGTACCGCGAGCATGACACGTCACTGCCGATTACCTCGGCGTCCCGCGTCACGACCTCGCCGTCAATGAGGTACCGGGCCGAACTCCAGTGCATCCAGTCGGACTCGTTGGTCTGGATGTAGACCTGGTAGGCCACGCCGTCCTCGGTCAAGCCGAGCGAGTCGAGGGCGGAGGAGTTGGCGGACTTGGCGAGGAAGGCCCGGAACGCGGGGTCCTGCTTGGTGCCCTGCAACATGAACGGGCGCGCGTAGGAGAGCGTGTGGACCGTCACCAGGGTCTCCAGAGGGTCGCTGAGCCCGACCACGGCGACCTCCCCGGTGCTACCGGAGATCGCGGACGCCGAGCACCCGGCGAGGGCGAGGAGGCAGAACAGGGCGGCTAATCGCATGTCGGTTAGGAGGAGGAGAGGCGAACGTGTTGATCCGCCGAGGGATTGGAGACCCCCGAGGTAGGGGAAAACCGGGGCCTAGTCGCTATGTACCGGGTCACATAGGCGGCACAGGTGTACTATCCGGGTCCCCACCGCGAGCGCTTCACCGTACTCCCACACTACCATAGGCTCCATGGATGCAGACACGGCATCAGCAGGACGCACGCGACCCGTTTCACCCTCACCGATCCCCGCGGGGACGGTGGCGACTGTGAGGAAGGAGCCGGAGAGGCGCAAGGTGAGACTGGGGCAGAAGGTCAAGAACGCGATGGACATCGTGGTCGAGCGCGACCCGTTCACCTCGTGGAGCTGATGGGGTGCTCTACGCCGTCGGGGCTCACCTCGGCGGCGTAGGGCGTGAAACGCTGGACCACGGCGACCACGCGGTCGGCGAAGTGCCGCCCCTGGTTGTCGTAGAGCGCGGTCACAGTCAGGTGCGGGGCGTAGGACCCGGCAGAAGGCAGGTTGTCGTAGTGCGACCCCGTCTCGGCAACGCTCCCCGCGTGGGCTCGGGAGCGAGGGACGGCGGCGTCATAGGGCACGCGCTCCTCCCCAGGCGACGGAAGCGAGTACACGCCGTGCTCGTCCTCCACGCTGACGACGCGCCCGTCACGGGCAAGCCGGGTGGCGGCTTGCCGAAGAGTAGCATCCGTGACAGGGAGGGGCTTGTCGAATGTCACGGTGTACCACTCGGCGATCTCGGCGGGTGAGGCATGCCCTAGAGCCTGTAAGCCGGCAATGAGGATCGCGGGGCCGGAGGATGGGGGGTGGGGAGTGGTGGCCTCCATGATGAAGAGGTGGTGAAGGTGACACGACAGTAGCATGTACAGGGCGTCACTTGCTATACTGTGACATCGCGCCGCACGGTGCGCCACTACGCGTCACAACACGACAGGTTACGACAGTGCCAGCCATCATGTCCAACCCCAGCTTTCTTTCGCCCGACGATGTGGCTGCCCGTTTGGGCCTTCACGTCGACTCGGTACGTCGCCTCTGCCGTAAAGGCGAGATCCCCCACCGCAAGATCGGGGGCCGGATCTACATCGCGCCGGACGCGATTACGCCGCCTGCCGATGCACCCGTGGATTCGTCCACCCCCGCCCCGGCGGACAGCACGGAGGAGGTGACGGCATGAGCACCCTCGCCACGATGGCCCGCCGCCGCGAGGCGATGGCCGACGCCCTCGACTACCCGCCCTCCTGCGAGGTCTGCGGCTCCGACTGCACCATGACCGCGCCGGGCGACGGCTTCGAGGAGGGGCCGACCTGGGCTTGCCTGGAGTGCGTCGCCAAGCCCATCGTGGTCGTCTGGTTCTCCTGCGGTGCCGCCTCTGCGGTCGCGGCCAAGCTCGCCGTGGACACGCTCTCGGACCGCTACGAGGTCCGCGTCGTGAACACCCCCGTGGACGAGGAGGACGAGGACAACCGCCGGTTCCTCGGCGACGTGGAGACGTGGATCGGCCAGCCCATCGAGATCGCCACCAACCCGGACTTCCCCAGCCAGTCGGCCGTCGACGTGTGGGAGGCTCGGCGCTACATGAGCGGAGTTGCCGGTGCGCCCTGCACGCAGATCCTGAAGAAGGGCGCACGCTACGCCTACGAGGACGCACACGAGATCGCTTACCACGTCCTCGGCTTCACGGCTGACGAGACGCACCGGCACGAGCGGTTCACGCTGACGGAGCGGTCGAACGTGCTGCCCCTCCTGATCGAGGCGGGCTACACCAAGACGGACTGCGCGCGGGTCCTCATGGATGCCGGGATCGACCTGCCTCGGATCTACGAGCACCTCGCCAACGCCAACTGCTTTACTGGGCGGACCACGTTCGTCACATCCGACGGCCCGCGCGCCTTCGCCGACGCCGTGGGCGAGACGGTCCAAGTGGTTACCCGTGCCGGGCTTGCCAATGCCATCGTTCGCTCCTTCGGGGAGCAGGAGATCGTGGACCTGACCGTGGAGCGGAACGGCGTCCGGGAGACGATCGAGACCACGGCGGGGCATGCTTGGATCGCCCCTCGATACAGGTCGATGGCACAGGGTGAGGTCATCCTGTCCACGGTGGACCTGCCCATCGGCAAGACACTTCCCGCTGGCTACGTGCTGTCCGAGAACGCTGCCGGCGAGACGCTAGACGAGGATGGCATCCGCCACGGGTTCGTGTTCGGCGACGGCTCGCTCTACAACACAGAGCGGCAGCCGATTGCCAGGGCGAACATCGTCCGAGAGAAGTCCTGCATGCTCCGCTTCTTCAGCGGCTACAAGCTGGCGGGCAACGAGCGGGTGCGGACCGTCCACGGGCTGCCGGCGGAGTGGAAGATGCTCCCTTCACCGCTCGCTGGGCGGACCTACATGCTTGGCTTCATCGCTGGGCTGATTGCATCTGACGGGTGCGCCGTCAAGGGAGGAGTCTCCATCTCGAACGAGTCGCCAGAGACGGCGGAGGCCATTGCGGACATCTGCCGCTCCCAAGGTCTGTACGTCGCCTCGGTCAAGCACGCGACCCGCGACACCAACTACAAGAAGGGGGCCCGTCTGTCAACGGTGTTGCTGTCCAGCGCGGCCCTTCGGCCGGAATGGCTTCTGCGTCCCTTCCACCAAGAGAGGTTCAGCGCCAAGACGACACGCCCGAAGGGCTATCGCGTCGTCTCCATTCGGCCTACTGGCCGTGTCGAACCCGTCTACTGCGTCACCGTCCCGGAGCACCACGAGTTCACGCTCGGCAATGGCCTGCTAACCCGGAACTGCTGGGGTTGCGTCAAGGCCGAGAGCCCGACCTACTGGAACACGGTTCGGCGCATTCGGCCGGACGTGTTCGAGGCGCGCGCCACCCAGTCGCGCGACATCGGGGCAAGGCTCGTGAAGTGGCGCGGCGAACGGCTGTTCCTGGACGAACTGCCTACCCACGCGATGGGTCGCCCCCTGAACACCCTGGACTTCTCCTGTGGCCTGTTCTGCGAGGAGCACGCGCCCGAGCCTGACTGCGAGGTCGCGTGATGCAATCCACCCACCCCCTTCGGACCACGGACACCCCCGCGCTTGCGGCCCCCGTGTCTGCGTCCGACCCCGGCACGCTCGTCCCCCCGGTGCCGGGGACCATCATTCAGGCGCGGCTCTTCGCAGGCGGCACGCTCTGGGACGTGGCCGCGGACGGCGACGCTCGCGCGCTCCGGCTCTATGAGCGCCACTACTCCGCCCACCACTACGCTGACGGCCGCACCCGCCGCCTCTGCCTCGGTCCCGGCGAGAAAATGATTCTGCTTACGCCGTGCGGTGCAGCTGGCTTCGGGTGGCGCCTCTTCCATTCCGACCGTGCCGAGGACAACGACCCGGACGGCGTCGGACTCAACTGTGCTTGGTTCCGCAACGAGTCGCACTCGCTGTCGAGCGCCCTCATTCTCGACGCAGAGCGCCATGCCGCTGCCCGCTGGGGAGCGCGTACCGCCTACACGTATGTGAACGTGAGCGCCACCCGTAAGGGACGCTCGCGCCACGCCGAACCCGGAGCCTGCTTTATCCACGCCGGATGGGAGCGTGACGGCGAGACGCAGGGCGGGTTGGCCGTGTTGCGGAAAGACCTCTCGCGCGCTGGGCTCGGCCCGATGGCCGGTACGAACTCTGAGGCGCGGGGAAGCGCCTCGGGGAGAGGGACCCGATCCCTCCCCACCTGCACGGCCCGTAAGCCCGAGGGTGGGGAGGGGGAAGGGTTGACCTGTCCCCTGTGCCGGTCCTCTCGCTACCAGGAGAGCGAGCAGTTCTACCTCTGCCTGGACTGTCGCACCTGGGGTCGCATGGCCCCCACGAACCCCGACCCGGCCGGTATCCGGGTCGCCTCCCTCCCGCTCCACTCTGGAGCCACGCGCGACGCAATGGGCAGGCCGGAGACCCGAGCCCAGGAGAACACGCGCGTGCGAGGAGGGGGGACTGTCAGCCGCTCGCTCCTCAACACGGAGCGGGCCACACACACGGGGACGCTCGATCCCTACCGGACGCCGACCTACGGCGCCTGATCCACCGCGCCGGTTGGCGCACAGACCATACAAACCTATGGCGAAGACCCGCCGCAAGAACTCGCCGCACTCTCCCCAGCGCAGCCGCGCCCGCCGTGGCGGACACCCCCGCTGGGCGAAGATGCTGAACGGCCTCCGCCTGTTTGGAGACAAGGAGGCCCTGCTCACGAAGGGAGAGAAGGGCAAGAAGACCTCCCTTCTTGCCGCCCTCCTCAACGCCTAGACACACAGCGGCCCGCCGGGTGGAGCCGGACGGGCCGCATCCATCCACACCCTCAACACAGCTGAGACCATGGACACCAACGAACCTACGAACACCGCGCCCGGTGGGGCGCACCCCTCTCACCCGACGCTCGCCGAGCGTGGCAGGCCGCTGATCCTCGCCCGGCTTCAGTCTGACCTTCCCTCATTGGGCCTGACCGAAGAGTCCGTGTTCGGCAAGGGAACGAGCGCCCTCATTACCTGCGCCACGTGCGGGGAGAAGAACGAGCCGTACGCCCCCGGCAACGACCTCTGCGCGGACTGCTACGCATGGGAGTACGGAGGCGACGATGCGGACGCATCGGAGGAGGAGGAGCAGGAGGAGTGGACGCCCGCCGCACTCGCCGAGGAGGCCGACGCCTTCGCGGGGGACGGCGCCACGACACCGCCGCCGGTTGTCCGCGACCCGGAGTGCGAGGAGGTGCAGGCCCTCCTGCGACGCCTGCACCAGGAGGACGAGGACGAGAACCCCGGTCGCCTCCGCAGCCGGTACGACTACACCCGCCTGGACGTGCTCTCGATCCATCCCACGCGGTGGGCCGCAGAGACGGAAGCCGCGCGCCTCCGGTACCCATCCACGCTGGACGCGAGCACGCCGCTGTACCTGTCGTGCTACGACCCGCGCGAGGGGGCCTCGGATCAGACGCACGTGCTCTGCCGCGTGCCCGTGGCGACGGCGCCGAGCACGGAGGAGGTGTAACCGATGAGCAAGATCAAAGAGCGCCCGATCCTCTTCAACGCCGAGATGGTCCGCGCGATCCTCAACGGCTCCAAGACGCAGACCCGGCGACCCGTCAAGCCGCAGCCGCCCGAAGGCGTGGTCTGGTACGGCGGAGATGGCCGCGACCTCACGCACGACGGGGAGCCATGCTTCACCTTCATGCCGGAAGCCGACTCGCACCCGGACGACTGGCAGATCCTCCGCTCTCCCTACGGCGCCCCCGGCGACCGGCTCATCCCCGCCATTCTCATTGAGGGGTACGACGTGCGCTACTGCGCGGACGTGTTTGGCCACATCTGGTCGAAGTCCTCAGGCGAGTGGCGACGGATGCGGAGCAATGAAACGGCAGGGTACCAGCGGCTCACCCTGCGCCTCGGGGGCCAGGACGTGAACCGTACCGTCCACGGCCTCGTCTGCCGGGCCTACTATGGTGACCCGAGTGAGGGAATGGTGGTGCGCCACCTGAACGGCGATTCGCAGAACAACGCACCCGAGAACCTTGACTGGGGGACGTACTCTCAAAACTGGGCCGACAGGAAAGCCCACGGCAACGGAGTAGGGTGCGATCACCACAACGCCAAGATCACAATGGCCGACGCGGAGGCTATGCGTGCCTCGGGCAAAACTGCATGGGCCCTGTCAAAGGAGTACCCGCTGAGTCCCAAGAGCATCGCCAACATCCTCAGCGGCAAGACGTGGATATTGAAGCCTGAGCAGCCAGCCCCGAACATGCCCCGCTGGGCCTCCCGGCTGACGCTGGAGGTCACAGAGGTGCGCGTGGAGCGCGTGGAGGAGATCACCCCGGGAGACTGTCTCGAAGAGGGCCTAGAGCCGTGCTATCCCGACGCCGCGCACGGTGACCCCATTGGGTTCGCAGCCGACGGGCTGGTCGCCAACTACCTCGATCTGTACGAGTCGATCTACGGCACCCGCGAAGGGTGGGCCTGGGCCATCTCGTTCCGCGTGATCCCGCAGGGGGAGGTGCAGTCGTGACCCCGCACCTCAGCGCCCGCACGGTCGGCATGCTGGCCGTCCTCTCCGTCCTCCCCGCCGTCCAGGGGCAGGCTACACACGTGGTCGCCCGCACGGTGCGGGTGGTCCGCCGTGCCCGTCGCCGGGAGGACCGCCCCTCGGTGCGCCCGTCCGCGCCGTCCACCGATCCCCGGCCGCCCGCGGTGGCCTGCGGTGCCGACCTGCCGCCCGTGATCTGCACCGGCGGCGCCCTCTTCCTCGACACGGTGCGCTCCCTCGCGGAGCGTCCCTAGCCCGCTACTACGTCATGCTCTCTGTCCTCGACTTCCTCCTCACCAACGAGGGGGCCATCCTCACCGCCGCCTCGGGCTACCTCGTCTTCTTCGGGCTCCTCGTGCTCGTGAGCCGGGTGCGGTCCCGCCGTGCGCCGCTGTCCTACGACCGCTCGCGGGTGCTGATCCGCGACGAGGTGACGGTCTCCGAAGCCCGGCCGCTGTCCACGAACCCGATGGTCCTCCGCCTGCGCGACCACGCCCCCCGTACCGATGCCTGATTTCAACACCCTCGAATCTCTCACAGTCACCCGCGAGACGGGCGAACGGCTCAAGGCCGCGGGCTTCCCGCAGGATACCGCTTTTGCGTGGCGCCACTCGAAGTGGCAAACTGTGCCTCCGCCGGGGGATGCCACGGAAGTCTGCATGGCGGAGAGTTCGCGGTTCTACCGTATCTGCGCCGCCCCCACTCTGGAGGAGGTGCTGAGGGAGTTGCCGGCGTGCCCGATGATCGAAGGCGAGAGGTACCGCGCCAGCCTTGCTATGTGGAGCCCGTCCGAGTGGATGGTCAGCATGGAGCAGCCGGTGAAGCACTTCTCGATTGACTTCGCGCAGCACTCCAGCCCCGCCGAAGCAGCCGCCCTCCTGTGGCTCTCGCTCCACGCCGACGGTCTCCTCGCCCCTGCGGGCACAGACGGGGAGGGGCGATGACAGACGACACCAAGTACCCACACCTCATCCCCGAAGCCCACCGCCTCCGCGGACGGGGGCAGACGTTCTACCAGATCGGGAAGGCCCTCCACGTGGACCTCAAGACGGCCGAGAAGCTGACCCGCCTCCCGGTGCCCGCCAACCCGCGCCCGCCGCTGGGGCGAGGCCAGGTGCTCTATGCCCTGCACTCGATGGACCCGGAGGGATACCCCGTCTACGCCCTCTGAGCCGATGGCCCGTCCTCTCGAACTACCAGCAACCCTCGACGCAGACGGGCGCCTCCCCAGCCGGGAGCGCGCCCGTCTGCGTGGCTTCCTCCGCTCGCGGGCCGGGCAGGAGGTCGTGATCAAGGTGTCCGGCCCGAAACGCTCGACGTCCGCGAATGCCTACTACTGGGGCGTCGTGATCCCGGCGTTTCAGCTCGCCCTGACGGACGACGGCAACCCGCTGACGCCAGAGGCGATCCACTACCACTTCAAGTGCGAGTACCTGCGCCCGCAGGTGTTCGAGCTGGACGGAGTGACGCACACGATTCCGGGGAGCACGGCGACGCTGGACCGGGAGGAGTTCACGGACTACCTGTGGTCGATCCGAACGGGTGACCTGGCGATGCGGCTCGGCGTGGAGTTCCCGGACCCGGACGGGGTGTGGCGGTCCTACAAAGTCGAGGACCGGGTATGAGCGCCGCCCTCTCTCGGCCCTCTCCCGTGACCCGCTCTCTAGGGGAGGGGGGGAGGGGGGCGGATCTACCAAGCCACAGTGTCGACTCTGATGCGGTGGCTCAGCGCGCCGACATCCATTTCTGTGCAGATCCACAGGCCAGGACGGTCGATCTGCCCACCAATGAACCTGATGTCCAGGGCCATGCGCGGGTGAGCGAGCGGCGGGCGCGTCTCCACTTTGAGGGCGGGACGCCACGGGACATACTCTCGCGCGGTGTCGGGTGTCTCCATGAGGGAGGGGGGCTAGGAGGGGACGAACCGGCCGACCCGATTCCAGACCTTCTCGACGGCGTACACCGGCAGGTCCGCGTCTCCGGGCTCGTCGTTGAACGAGGACCGGAAGGAGAGGTCGTAGAAGGGGTCCCCATGCTCGCGCCATGTGGTCGCGCGCCCGGCGTGGATACCGACCGTGGGCGGCTCCACCCAGGCGAGGTACTTGGCCTCACAGGCGGGGCACTCGGCGTCGGCGATCTTCATGTCCCGGTACTCGTCGGCGTACGGTCCGAAGTCGGCAACGGTGCCGGTGCGGACGGGGCCGACGATCTGGACGGAGCACTCGCAGTAGTAGCAGTCCGTACGGCAGAGGTTGCGGCTCATGGGGGGCTAGGCGTCGGTGTCCTTCCGGGAGGGGAGGGAGGGGGGCTAGGCGGGGACGGCGAGCCAGTCCGTAGCGCCCGCGAACACGGCTTCCACGTCCTCCGTCTCGGCACCCGTCCGGTGATCGACCGCCCGCGTGAACGGCGACGTGACGTAGGAGCGGATCTGGTTACCCCATGCGAGACCGTCGCCTGTCGCGGGCACGTCACCGACCGCGACGAACACCGTGACGCGGGCGTCGGCCTCGGGGTCGTGGTAGACGAAGCGATGCACGCCGACCTCGGCGGCCATGTCGCGCTCGGGACTGGCAGCGTACATCGCGCGCAGGCGGTCGGCGAAGGGCTCGGCGTTGAGGGTGGCGGGCTGGATCTTGATTTCGCTCATGGCGGGGAGGGGCTAGGTGTCCTTCCGGGGATCGACGATCCGAGACAGGCCCTCCTCCACCCGGAACGGGGTGAACGCCTCGATGATGCCCCGGCGGATCTTGGCGTACTTCGCCGTGGGCGGGTCCTCAGTGAGGGCGTGCGTGATCGCGGGCGGGCTCACCTCCAGGCGGCGCGCGGCCTCCGCACGGCTGTTGTCGCCGAGGGCTTCGAGGGCCTGCGCGTTGAGCGCGGCGTGATCGACGATCTGGCCGTGGTGCACGCGAGAGGAGCGGCGGCGGGAGAGGACAGCGGGCATGGCAAGATCGGCGAGGTGTGTGCTCCGGTCAATTTACCGCAGCGGTCAACAAAAGTTGCAGGGCCGGGACCCTTTACCCGGCAGGTCAAGTATATTAACCCAGCGGATCAACCCGTGAATGACGCCCCGAGCCCCCAGATGCTTCACTCGTTCGATGCCGACATGGCGGCCCGATACGGAATCGCGGAGGCGGTGCTCATTCAGCACCTCGCCTTCTGGATCGGCAAGAACATGGACGCAGGCCGACACGACCACGACGGGCGCACCTGGACCTACAACACGGTCAAGGGCTTCGCGGACCTGTACCCCTACCTCAGCGAGAAGCAGGTGCGCCGGGTGCTCGACAAGCTGGAGTCCGAGGGCGTGGTCGTGACCGGCAACTACAACAAGTCGGGCATGGATCGGACGCTCTGGTATGCGTTTGCGGACGATTTCGCCCATTTGCCCAAACGGGCAAATGCATCTGACCAAACGGGCAACTCCATTCGCCCAAACGGGCAAATGCATTCGACCACGCGGGCAAATGCATTTGCCCATACGGGCAGACCTATACCAGATAGAAACCCAGATGGAAGCACTCAGATGGAAACCACAGATCCTCTCCCGGCTGACGCCGGGACGGCGGATGGGGGAGGGGGTGCTGCGGTGGTGAAGGTGGACGCGACGCCCTACGCCGAGATCATCGACCACCTCAACGACCTGTGCGGGACGGGCTACCGCCCCACCTCCAAGAAGACCCAGACCCTGATCCGCGCCCGGATCGCCGAGGGCTACACCGTGGACGACTTCCGCACCGTCCACCGCAAGAAGGCCCGCGAGTGGTTGGGCACCGACCGTGCCCAGTACCTCCGCCCCGAAACGCTCTACAGCCCCAAGTTCGAATCCTACCTCCATGCCCCAGAACCGACCCAGCCCGCCGCCTCACGCCACAGCGTTGACGCGGACCCCAACGCCAACTTCCAGCGCCTCGCAAGCGCCGGGCTCCGTGGCATCACGAGCTAGCGGCCTCCCGTCCATCCTCGACACCGAGGCATGGGGCGCACCCGCTGAGGCCGTCGCGGTCGCCGCGGCCGTTGGCGAAGTCCTCGCCTTCGTGGAGCCCACCGCGACGGACGGACGCGCCGCGATGGTCACCCGCGCGATCTCGCAGCGGGGCTACTCGGCTCCTGAGATCGAGCTGATCAAGCGCGAGGCGCCCTTCGCCAACCACTACGGGCCGCACGTCCGCCTGGACGTGATCGACAAGATCGTGAACGACCACCGGGCGGTCCGCGCCATGCTCGCCCGGCCGCTGTCTGGAGACGATGTGGCGGCGGTCTGCACGCTGGACCCTGCCCTCTCGCCTGACGACTTCGCCTGCACCGGGTTCGACTCCCGGAACAACCCCCTGTGGCGCTACGCGCCTGCCGTCGCCGCGAGCGCACGGGACCGGGGCATCGTGGCGACACCCGAGATGCCCGACGCCGTGGGCCGACAGGAAGGCCCCGTCACCCTCCACCTGATTCCGGGCAACGGAGCCCAGGACGCCGCCGCCTGATCCCATGCGAAACACCATCCACCTCGGCAACTCCATCGACGACGAATGGGCCGACATGATCGAAGGCACCCGCTTCGACGAGGAGACCAAGAACCTGCTGATCATCGAGTACGCCCGTGGTCGGGATGCACAGATCGGGCAGTGGGCACTCCGCGCGGAGTCGCTGGACGGCCTGACCACGGCGAGCCGCAAGGGGGCCGAGGCCAAGCGCGCGAGGCGAGCGGCATGATCCACGTCTACACCCCTGCCCCCGGCGCCGTCACCATCGAGCAAGAGACGAACGGGTACGCCGTCGCCATCGAGACAGACCGCGACGGAGCCCGCGACCTCGCGCGCAAGCTCGCCGTCTGTGCAGGCCCGCCCGCCGTCCGCGGCATGGCCCCGCCCCACCTCCGACTCGTGATCCACAACGGCCGCCCCGTCGCCCAGCCCTCACCCCTCCAGTAGCCATGACCGACCACACCGACGCCCCCACCATCATCCACCTGTTCTCCGACACCCTCTCGGTCAAGACCGCGCCCGGAGACATCCTCTCCGTCCAGATCCACGCCCACGGGATGCCGGGCGCACTCCGGGAGGAGATAGAGCCGCACCGGATCGTGGTCACGGTCCGCGAGCCCTCCGTCTTGGGCTTCTCTCCGCAGGAATGCACCCGCCGGGCTCACTTCTTCTACGGCCGCGACGGGATCAACGTGATCCACGCGCTAGAGGAGGGTGGCTACTTCGAGGACTGGCAGGCACGCCAGATGCTGGACCGGTACCGCGAGATGGCCGAAGCCGAGCGAGAGGCCCGCGCCGAGTCCTCCCCGTGACCCTCCTCACCCCCGCCCAACGGGACGCCCTGGTGCGAGACGAGGGGAGGTGCCCCTTCCAGGATTTCGCCCTGGTGAGCACCGACCCGCCGCGCTTCCGCCTCCTCGCCAGCCGCGCGCCTCTGCGCCCTGCCCCGAACCCCGCACAGAAGGCCCTCCCCCTCTAGCACTCGTACCGATGCCCCCCAAGCCGATGCCCGACCCTATCTCACGAATCGCAGCCGCCTGGGAGAGCGACCTGCCCGCCCTCTCCCGCCGGGGTGCCGGATGGAAGCCGCCGCACCCACGCACCGCCGCCGGTCACATCGACGCCCTTGTCGCTGCCGTCCGCGCTGCGGAAAGACGCGCAGAGGACGCAGAACGCGAAGCCTCCGAATCCCGCCAGCTCGCAGCCTCCCGCCTCGCGGACTTCCAGGGGTTCATGAACGACGTGGGCCAATTGGCCCTGAAGTACAGCAGCGGGCGCACGCCCCTCCCCCTCTAACCCGACAACCGCCCCCCGAAACCATGACCCAAGATCGCACCATACTCCGCTGGCGCGGCCTGTTCGTCGGCCGAGTGCACGTCTTCGGCAACTCGACCCCGCCGAACCCGCACGCCTACGTCGTCGCGTCCTACCACCCGCCGACCTCGTACTCCTGGGGGTGGGCTCTGTACCGCTACACATCGCCGGAGGCGAAGCGGTGGGGCGCCTCCTTCCGGCGGTCGAACGGGCACGGTCACGCGGACCTGTCTGCGCCGCTCATCGGCGGCCTGTCGCTCCGGTGGCAGCCGCTGGCCGGGCCCACCCACATCCCACGCCGTCGGCGGCGGACTCGCCGGGTGACCTTCGGCCTCGGCCGCCGCTGGCGGGTCACGGTAGCGACCCGCCCGAAGTGGTCGTTCCGTGCCGAGCGTGACCGTGAACTCCGCTTCTTCTACCTCGCCGGCCTGTCCGTCACGGTGGCGGACAACGGGTGGAACGCGTGAGCACCTACACCGACCACAAGGGACGGGTCCACAAGGCGCACCGCTTGCCGCTCTGGGTCCACCAGGAACTGGCGCACTTGGGCGCACGCGCTGAGGCTGCGGAGGAGGAACGTGACCGCCATGCGCAGGCCATCGAAGCGGCGGCGGTCAATCTCACCCGCGCCATACGGCCGGACCTGTTCGATGACGAGCCCGACACCGCCCTCTCCCTCTAACCCGACAACCCCAGACACCATGAAGCTCCGCCGCGCCCATCGCCGCATCCTCGTCGGCCTCTCTGCACACATGCACCACGGCCTTGACCTCGTCCGCGCCGGGCTCGCGTGGCGCAGCACCGTCTACCTCCACCTGGACCGCCTGGAGATGGCCGGGCTCGTCAAGTCCATCCACTCCTCGCACGTCGGCGACCCCCGCCGCTACTACTGGATCACGGACGAGGGGAGGGAGGCCCTGCACGCCGTCCTGCACCCGTCCGCCACCAACTGATCTCCCTCTCCCCCTCTCTGGGGGAGGGGCACACACAAGACTGAACCGACCATGCCCGACGTATCGCACATCCTCGACGCCCGCGACCGGGGTAAACTGACCTGCCAGAACTGCCTTTTCTGGGAACCCAACCTTGGCCCGGACGGGTGGGGGGAGTGCCGGGCTTCCCTGCCTGCCTTCCACCCGAACGTCACCGAGGAGGAGATGGGAGGGTACTCCGTCTCGGACCGGTTCATTGGGCACTTCCCGATGACGACGGGGACCGAAGACTGGTGCGCCCACTTCATCGAGGACCCGTCGTGAAGCGCTCCGGCCCCATCAAGCGCAAGACCCCGCTGGAGCGAGGCAAGCCGATGAAGCGCACCGGCTGGAAGCGGACGGCCAACGGCGCCGCGACCACCCGCCGCGCGCCCATCAAGCCCGTCTCGAAGAAGCGCCAGGCCGAACAGCGCGAGCGCGTCAAGATGCTCAAGGCGGAGACCGGAGGCGTGCCTGTCGCCTGCGAGCGGTGCGACGCCGCCGAGGCCAACGACGCTCACGAGATCGTGCCCCGCTCGGCAGGAGGCTCTATCACGGACCGCGAGAACGTGGTCTTCCTCTGTCGTCCCTGCCACCGCTGGATAGGAGACAACCCCGCACAGGCGATGGCCGACGGCTGGCTCGCCCGCCCCGACACCCCGTAGCCCGATGCCCAACCCGCTAACCCTCCGCTGCCCTCACTGTGGCGAGATCGACTGGACGCAGGCCCCCCGCCTGCGTCACGCCCTCGACTTCGTGGAGGGCCTGGACAGCGACCGCTTCCACGCTGCCGACTACCGCGCCTCTACCGGTGGCGAGTTGACCGCACAGAGCGTGACCAACGCCATGCGCGACCTCGAACGGCTCGGGTTCATCCGGCGGGACGGGACCGACGCCGCGCCCACGGGAGGACGGCAGATCGCGTGGCTCCGCACCCTCCCCACCCCGTAGCCCGATGCCCGGAGCGAACCCGCACACCGCCCGTCGCCGCGTCAAGGCCAACGACTCCATCGTGAAGCCGAGCGAGTTGGACACCATGAAGGCCCGCGCCGCCGAGGCCGCCCGCCTCCGCACGTCCGGCGACGTGCCGCACTACCAGCCGGACGGGATGCCCCTCGGCCTGGAGGACTACGTGGCGCTCTGCCGTGCCGGTCGCGTCGCCTCCGCCCGCTTCACCCTCCGCCCCGTCGACTCATGACCGACACGACCCGCCGCGCCCGGTGCCTCGCCACCGCAGATCGGTTCCACGCCGCCGCCGACCGCCTCGCCCTCTCGGGAAGCCCCGCCGCCCCGCGCGTCCGCCAGCGTGCCCGCGAGTGGGAAGCCCTCGCCGAGGGTACCGACCGGCAGGTCCCCGCGACGAAGCCGGAGACGCTGGCCTGCATCGCGTTCCCGCTCGACCTGTTCGCCGCCGCCGCCGTGGACACCCCCGCCCTCTAGCGCCATGCCCTTGCCTCGCCTCCGCGACATGACCGACGACGAGCTCGAAAACTTCCGGGTCCGCCTCGCCTACCGCGACTGCCCACCCAACCGCTACACCGAGACCCGCCGCATCCTCTCCGCGGTCGCCGAGATCCAGACAGAGCGCGCGGAGGCTCGCCGACGGGCAGAGGAGACCGGGTGGGTGGACTCCTACCGGATGGTGGCATGACCTACGCCGACGCCCTCGCCCGCATCCGCACCGCCGCCCCCTTCGACCTCGGACCGGGGGAGCGCGTCGCCGAGCCCGCCACGTACGCCGCCGAAGCGGAAGCCCGCCTCGCGGATGCGGTCACCGCGCCACTGGGGCAGGCCATGCTCCGCCGCGCCCTCGATGCCCTCGACACCCTCACCCCCAACTCCCATGACCTACTCGACCCCGCTTGAACCCGGCTCTGTCTGGACAGACCGCAACGGCCGCCGCCTGGTAGTCGAGAGCGAGTCGTTCCGCTGGAGCACTCGCACCGTCCACCTGAAGCCCGCTCCAGGGCAGAAGGGGCGCCGCACCGAGATCAGCAAAGACCGCTTCCTCCGCACGTTCGCCCCCGCCTCCCATGACTGACCTCGCCTCCCGCCTCGCCGAAGCCGACGACCGCACGCTCTCCGCATTGCTCGCCTCCCACCTGTTCGGCCACATCGTGAACAACACGTGGGAGGACGCCCACGACATCGAGGTGGGTCTCGGTGCCCATCAACGCCTGGAGACGATCCCCCTCTACCTCACCCCCTCCGGTGCCCTCGCCGTGATCGAGGCGATGGGGGAGAAGGGGTACGCGGCCTCTCTCTTCTTCGACCCGCAGGTCAGCATCCCCGAGAAGCACGAGTGTCGCTTTGTCCACTATGCAGAAGGACGGCCCCTGAGTCGGGGACGAGGGATGGCATACGCTCACACGCTGCCCCGCGCCGTCGCCGAGTCCGCGCTCCTCGCCCTCCACGCCGCCGGGGACCTGCCCCCGGACGCCCTCGCAATTTTGAGGGGCTCGGATGACTGAAAGTCGTTATCTTACAAACACATCGGGCCGCCCCCGTGCGTCAACACGCGGGGCGGCCCTAACCAACCACAACAGAAGAGGTGTTGCGATGGCTACCCACAAGGTAGGCGTGCCCGAGCAATGGCGCGTCGTGAAGGGAACGAATGGCCTGTATGAGGTCAGCAACCAAGGGCGGGTCTGTTCGCGCTTCGGGAAAGGTCGGCGGATCCTGACTCCGGGGCCGCCAAGCGCCGAATACCCAAGCGTCGCAGTGGGGATCAGCGGTGCGCGGAGGCGTCGATCCGTACACCGGCTCGTCGCAGCGGCATTCATCCCCAACCCGGAATCGAAGCCGCAGGTCAACCACCTGGATGGCTGCAAGTGGAACAACCATGTTGGCAACCTAGAGTGGGCCACTGCTGGGGAGAATAGTAGGCACGCAATAAGGACAGGCCTGACTAGACCGCGAAGAGGCGAGGCGGCGGGAACAGCGGTCCTGACGCGAAAAGATGTGGAGACGATTCGCAACATGGCGAAGACTGATGGCGCACAGACAATCGCGCGCCGATTCAACGTCTCACGAGGCTGCGTGAACGACATCCTGAGAGGCCGTAGATGGAAACATCTTGGACCACCACCGCAGCGACTGCCCGGATCTCCTGCCCAATCGGTTTCAGAGATCGACTCAAATGGTCAGGTCATTGCGGAATTCAGTTCGATGCGGGATGCAGAGCGCCGAACCGGCATCCACCGGAACGTCATTAAGCAGGCCGCTCGCACCGGTCGTCCGGCACGGTGTGGCCGACGGTTTGCCTTCAGCCTCACCCCCAACTCCGATGCCTGACCTCAACCTCTACCGTGTCTCGAAGCGCGGCGACTACAGCCTCGTTGTGCGAGCCGCTACCGGCTCTCGCGCCGTCACCCTCGCGCGCGCCTGCGATCCCTCGCCTGACGACGACGGCCGCCGGGCAGACTATGCGCCGACGAAGATCCTTGACACCCTCTGTCCACCGACTGAGGGAGAGGCCGTGTGGGATTCGTGGACCTGTGCCAAGTGCGGGGAGGGCTACGTCGCCACCGCCGGGTGCGCCTGTGGTGGCAGCCTCGTGTTCGCCACGCCCGCCTCGGGCGCCCTCGCCCTGCTTTCGCCCGCCCTCTCCTGAGAGACCCGACACCCCCGGACACCACCGACCTATCATCCACTATGGCAACCCGAACCGGAATCACCCTCACCCCCAACGAGTCCGAAGTCGTCACCGACTGGCAGGAGGACCGACGCAAGCAGAAGCGCGGGTCCGTCGGCGACCTCGCCGCCCAGCTCGAAATCGACCGCTCCACGCTCTCGCGTTGGTCCAACGGATCACGCTCCATGTCGGAGGGCTACACCCGTGCCGTCCTCGGCGTCATGCGATCCGAGGACCCGACGCACTTCATCCGCCTCGACGTGGTGGCGGGGGAGGACCTGCGCGCCGTGCTCCGCAAGATCCGGCACATGGAGCTCGCGGCGACTCCGACCGCGGGGCGCGGACGCTGCTTCGCGGTCGGCGTCTGAGACTGCGCACGATGCCCTCAGACGCGCCCCTCGTTCACGGCCGACACAAGACGCTCCGCCGTGTCCTCCGTCCATCCTGCGGCAACGAGCGCGTCATGGTGGCGCGCGTTCAACTTCGTCCGCCGCTTCGACCTGTCAAGGACGGGCTGAAGCGCGGCCTTCAGCGCCGCCTCCAGCCAGCGCGCGTGCTCGGGAGGGCAGGGCACCGCGAACCAGTCCGCCCGCATGATGCCCCACGCGCCAGGGACCACGTTGGAACCGGACGCCCGGCCAGGGTTGCCACGCTCCACCTCGGACTCGTGACGGATTCGCCGCGCGTCAAGGTCGGAGGTCATGCCGACGTAGAGCACCTGCCCGGTCTTGGGGTCGCGGGCCACGTAGACGACCGGGTCCGCCAACCGGAGGCGCGGGACGTAGAGGAGTCGGTCGGTGCCGATCTCCACGCCACCGAGGATCGCAGGCGCGTCCACGGTGGCGACGGGCGCGGCGACCTCGACAGATACCGCGCGACGCACGGTGTCGGCCGACATAGATTCACGGGTGCCGATGAAGTCGCCGAGGTCGGCGAGCGAGCCGCGGGCAGAGTCGCCGGGCGATGGAGTGTCGGGAGTCATGGGCGTGGCGAGAGGGGATGGAATGTAGCGCAGGCCACAAGGCGCCACGACCAGGGCCCGAAAACGGCCCGGAATGGGAACCTGTGGGCTCAATTCTCAATAACACTAATTCGAGGTGTGGCGGCATAGGACGCGCGCCACACTTGCCATACCTTGGGGGACACGCCCCCGCCGGAATGACCGATCCCGCCCCCATCGACCTACTGACAGAGGCCCCGCCCGGGGGGCGTCGGGACATCCATCTGGTCCGCCAGATACGGGAGCGCCGTGATCGGATCATGGAGAGTGTGGGGGAGGGTCTTGCAGCACAGAGGGTGATCGTGCCGCGCCTGGACCTTCTTGACGAGGCGCCGGAGTCTACAGTGTACCTGATCTGGGGCGACGCGCACGTGGGCCCGGAGAGAGAGATGGTCCGGGACGCCCTGCTGTACGTCGGGCAGACGGTCGCATGGAAGCGCAGGTGGTATCGGCACCGGAAGGCCATGACCCACTGTGGGCACCGTCTGACTCGGGTGCGATTCCTCTCCGTTCCGCGCGGCGACCTCGGCGCCGTTGAGGCGGCCTGCATTCGGTTCCTCCGCCCCCTACTGAACAAGAAGACGCGCGAGGCCCCGTCTGCTGAAGACCATGCCGTCATGGAGGCCCTTGCGCCATAGGTGCGAACTCTCGCAGGGGGATTGCTCCTCGCCTCGCAGGGCGCACCTGCAGCACAATACGACTACCCCGATGGACACCACCGAGCCCATGCCTACTGCCTTCGCCGTCCTCGTCTCTCGCACTGGAGAGGGTGCCCGTCTCTGGAACGGGTCCGACGAACTGCCGATCAACTACTGGCACCACCCGTGCGGCATGAAGCCCACGGCGAACCCGCCGGGCTACGAGGGTGTCCCGATGGTGCAGCCCGTCAACGCCGTACGATTCCCTGTGCTGCGCTTCGCCACGATGGGGGAGGCCGAGATCGCGGCGGACTTCTTCAACGCCCTGTGGGGCAAGGGTGCAAGCCAGGAGGGGTGGCGCGAGGACGTGTACCCCGGCGAGTACGTCGGGCGGGCCGTCGAGGTGGACGCCGAGCCGAACGTGACCCTCTCCGCATCCGGCTTCGCCCCGATCCCCGTTGGCCTTTTCGCCTGACGCCCTCCGTCCCTCCTGACACCCGAACCGATGAACGTAGACGCCCTCGCAGCCGCGCTCGAGATGAACCGCAAGATCAGCCGATACCAGGCGCTTATCCGAGCAATGGACGAAGCCGCGCCCCCTGCGGACTCCACTTGCGACGAGCCCGGCATCACCTTCTCCGAGGCGGTCAGCCGCTCCCTCCGCGACGAGGGGCACCCGCTGTTCCAGGAGGACCAGCCCGCCTTTTCCTTCTGACCTCCCCCGTCCCCTCCCCTGTGGACTAGAGGGGAGGGGCTAACCCAACCGCCGGACACCGGCACCCCCCCATGAGAGACGAGACGACAGACGAGACGGACGGATAGCCGTAGAACAGATGGCCGGTTAGCCGCGTGCCCCGTCGCGGCCTCACAGACCCACCGCCGACGCTACGCGGGCACGTCGGCCTACAGCGGCAAGTTATGCCGCCCGAGCAACATGGCCCAAGAAAAGACCTGGACTGAGCAGCTACTCGAAGATGCCGGGTGGCGCTGCATGGGCATCGGCTACCACCAGTTCGTGACGATGCGGTATCGCTCCGTGCTCGGCACCGTCCATAAGCTCGAAGCTGACGACGAGCCGTACCGAGCGGATCGGTACCGATGGGAAGCCCGCGTGGTCAACGCTCCGAAGGTCGTCGGCTTCGCGCCGGACCTCCAAACAGCGTGCGCCGCCGTCCGCCACGCCTTCGCCGTTCCCCAGGCGGCATAACAGGTGTTCGGCGTCCCGGCGCCGCATACACCCGCTACACGTAGGCTCGCCACCCCTCCGGGTGGGCGGCCTCGGCCTCCAGCAGTTGCGGGCTCGTGAAGTACTTCACCCGCACCCGCACACGCGCCCCCGTCGGCCACGACCCGACCGGCTTGAAGTGGATGCGGAGCTGGTCCCCGTACCCGGTCGCCGTGGCGGGCATCCGGTAGGCCGTCCGCGAGGAGTTGCCGTCACGGACCCCGAACACCTTCGTGACGCCCGCGCGGAAGCCGGGCACGAGGTCCAGCGCCGAGGCGGTCGAGTCCACCGCGCCGGGCCGCGAGAGTCGCACCACGTCGTCCGCCAGCATGAACGTCTCGGGATCGTCGGACGTGACCTCCATCTCCATCTCATAGGGCACCCCGAAGATGGAGGGCGTGTAGTTCGTCGTCCCGCTCATGGCGAACGAGAACTCGGCTTCCGCCTTGCGGTCGAGGACGCGCCGGATGCCGCCCGCGTTGAACGTGATGGACTCCTTCACGTAGCACGCCCACACGCCGTTCACCTCGCCGTTGATGATGAGGTGGTCGATGGAGGCCGGGTAGTCGGGGTAGCGCGTGACGAGGTCCGCGGTGGGGAACAGGTTGAAGGCGTCGGTCCCGCCGTTGATCTCCAGCGTCCCGATCCGCAGGCCCGCCGCCTCCTCGGCTATGCTGAGGAGCGTCGACGGCGCGGTGCGGTCGCCGACCGGCGCGGGCGCGTCGGCCAGGTGCAGGATCATGTGTCCGACGTGGAGCATGGCGCCCGGCCCCTCCACGTCCACCGCGGAGCCGACCACCTTGCCGATCTCGAAGCGGTGCACGACCAGTTGGGAGCCGTTCTGTACGTCGATGCCGCGGCAGTTGAAGGACGCCTCCTGTTCGCCCAGGTGGATCGAGGAGAACGCGCCGCGGGCGTTGACCGCCGACAGGGCGCGCGTGGCCTTCGGGACGTACAGGTCGCCCCCCACGTAGGCGCCGTAGACGAACACGGGCGCCGCGAGGCCGGTGGACGTCGTGACCTCGATGTGCGCGCTCTCCAGCTGCACGCTCGGCACCTCCTCGGTCAGGAAGAAGGCGTGCTCCTGCCCCCACGTGGCGCTGTCACCCTCGGCCAGCGTGCCGCTCGTGACGCGGAGCTTCGAGGTGGGCGCCGAGACGAGGGAGACCCGGCCCATGTCGAGTCGCTGGATGCCGCCCAGCCCCGCCGGGCGGGCCATCGCGATCTTCAACTCCGTACACGCCGGATCCACGTACGCGTACCCCGACACCTCGGCCAGCGTGCCGGTCACCGGCACGCTGATCGTGGTCGGGCTCACGCCGTCGTCCACAATGAGATCCCACGTCGTGGCGGTGTCGATCTTGCGGACCTCCAGCGAGAACTTGACCCACTGCCCGGCCAGTTCGACCACCTCGTCTACGCCCGCCGTCTCCACGGTGTAGGTCAGTCGCCCGCCGACACCGGAGGACGCGTAGGTCACGCGGTCGGCGGCGCGGCCGTTGGACAGGGCCACCGCGGCTTCCGGCGCCACGGACGGCGTGCCTCCCGAGGTCGAGGTCTTGACCCATTCCGGCTCGTCGAGCGCGTCGGGGTAGTCCACCGCGTTCTCCGGGATCTGCCGGGGGCGAATCCAGCCGGTCGAGCCGGTCAGCCCGAGCGGATCGTCGGTCTCCGGATCGCCCGTGTAGCCGTCATCCAGGGCCGCGACCGCGCCCCCGTCGAACACGAACACGCTCCGCTCCACGGCCGGATTCCCGTCGCCGAGGAACTTCCGATAGTCGTGCTTCTTGACCTGCATGGTCGGCTCGGCGGTCCAGATCACCTCCGTGATCCCGTCCGCCGTGCCCGTGATCTTGGCGACCGTGAGCGTGTCCGTGTCGGGCTGCTGCGGGAGCGGCTGCTTCGTCTCGATCGTGCACGTCCCGTCGCCGTTGTCCGTCGCCGACAGGATCTCCAGGAAGCCTTCCCAGCCCGGCTCGACAGAGTCGAAGGGGTTGCGCCCGGCGCGGAGGTAGAGGAGCCTTCCCACCGTGAACTCGGCGGGCAGGGGCACCGGGAGCGTGACGCTGTGCGTCCCCCATGCGAGGTCGGCGTCGCCCGCGGCCACGTCCACCATGACGGCGGGCACGGAGCCCAACAGGTGCTCGTCGGTGAACGCCTCCGCTCCTTCGAAGTCGAGCCACACGGGCCGGATGAACAGGGCCGTGTTGTCGGGGTAGGCGCCGGGGTCCGCGTTGGTGGCGCCGGGCGTGAACACGATGCGCCCACCGTCGCGGAACACCTTCCGCACCTTGCCCCCGACGGGTCCGGCGCTGTTGGTGTAGAACGCCCGGTCCAGCGTCACGACGCCGGGGGAGCCGTCCCGCCCGGCGGCCTCGGCGCGGGCCACCATCTCGATGAGCGCCGCCGTGTCGCCTGTGAGTGCCGGGGTGTCGGGCTCGCCCGTGCCCGGCGTGCCCGCGGTCAACCAGTCGGTGCGGCGGACGCGGGGCAGGATGCGGTAGCGCGTGGCGGCGTCGTCCAGGGCGTTGAAGGCGACCCGGATCTCGGTGTCGCTCACGTAGGTCTCGGAGAGCGCGAGCGACGGGTTGGCGACGGCGGAGGGCAGGACCGTGGCCCGCGTCCGCTCCACGATGACGCCCGGCTTCAGGGGGCCGGGAGGACCTACCAGCAGACCCGCGGCGACGGCGGCGGCAACGCTCGTCGCCTCCGGGTCGGTGATCTCCAGCGCCACCGCCACGTCCACCGAGTCGAGGGGGCTGGTGGCGTCGACGGCGTACGAGGCATCGGTCTTGACGCGGAGCTGCGCCCACGGTGACGAGTTGCCGCCTGCAGAGATCACGTGGAGCGTCAGCGTGGCGCGCGAGAGCGCCGCCACCTCGGCGCCCGTGAACGCGACCGTGAACGTGCCCTGCGAGGGACCGACGGTGACGGTCTTCGGCGCGAGCAGGGCCGCGGTCTTGTTGCGCCCGGCGCCGAGTTGCGCCGAGAAGCCGGACAGGTCCACGGGTTCACCCGCCTGCGCATGCCCATCCGCATAGACGACGTGAAAGGTGAGCGTCGTGCCGAGCGTTTGGTCGGGCGACGTGTACAGCGTGACGGGGGTGGGCGCACTCATGTGTCCAGGGTGTAGGTGTGGTCGGCGCCGCTCACGTCGGCCAGCCGCAGTTCCGTTGCCTCCAGGTCCACGGTGCCCGCGCCCACGTCCCACACGACCCGGTCCCACCAGTACTCCCCCGAGACCCACTCGGGGAACTCGGGGGAGCCGTTCGGGTGGTGGAGCGTGAGGGGCACGTCGAGGGGCAGGCGGGCGCCGCCGCGGAGCAGCAGGCGCCCGCGCCACACCTTCGGGGTGAGCGAGGTCTCGTCGGCGCCGAACTGCGCCAGCGCGTCGGCCGCGAGCGCGTCGTGGAGCGTGTCGTAGGTGCCCGCGAGGTGGTCCACCGTCCAGGTGTTGCCGCCACTCGGGCCGGTCGGGCCGTTGGCATCCAGGAGGGCGCCGGGGCTGTCCGGGCGCGGCCCGTCGCCGATGCGGAAGCGCTCGTTGACGACCGGCAGCGTCAGGTCCGGGGCGCCCGCGGTGCCCGCGACCCGCACCGTGGTGACGGTGCCGCCGGGCGCCTGCCCGTTCCGGCCGAGCACGCCCACCACGATGTCGTCCACCGAGGAGCCCGACGTGAGCGGCGGGGGGTCCTCCTCGGGGTCGTAGGTGGCCTCGTCGTCCACCGGCCCGCGCACACGCACGGAGGCGTACCCCTCCACCGGCTCGCCGTCGCAGCTCGTCGCCGACACGCGGAACACGACCGGGCGGTCTTCCGAGTCTCCGTCCGGGTATGCGGCAGGGATGGTTTCGTAGGCCCCCGTCGCGGGGCCGAAGTAGTACAGCGTGCCCACCTCGCCGTCGGAGAGGGCGCGGTCGAGGTCACCAGACAGGGCGATGTCGCCGACCGCCAGGGGCTCGCGCAGGGTGACCGTCCCCTCGTCGGCGCCGCCGGACGGCGGGAACACGATGACCGCCCCGGCCGGAACGATGACGGTCCCCGTGACCGCGTCCGCGTCGGTGTACTCCGTCGACTGGAGCGCAGGCGAGATGTTGACCCGCACGTCACGCCCGCGCAGCGTGTCGCCCACCACCTCCACCCGGCCGACGCGGATCGGGTAGTCGCCGACCGAGATCGCCCAGTCCCCGTCTTCGGTGTTGTAGATCGGGTCCAGCCCGCCACGGAGGGGGAGCGAGACCGACACCTGCCCGCCCGTCGACGCGGCGATGTAGACGAGACCCGTTTGCTCCCCAACGCTCGAACTGGCCCGGACGCCGTCCGAGGTCGTGAACAGCACCGCATGGTACTTGTCGTTGGCCTCGGGGTTGTACGAGGTGAGGTCGAACCGCTGCGCGTTCGTGAGGTCCCAGTACGCCGCCTGCACGGCCGTCGCGCCCGCCTCCTCAAAGGAGCCGTTGATCACCATGTTCTCCAGCGGCTCCCGGAACTGGCGTTCGGCCGAGACGGCGAAGACCGGCACGTCGGAGATCCGGCTGACGCCCTTCACGCTCGCGTCCGAGTCGGGCACCTGCGCGGCGGTGCCGAGGTCCAGCGTGTCGAACGGCGTCACGCTGCCGTCCGCCATGACGCCGCGGCTGATCAGCGACCACCGCGGCTTGCCGCCCGTGGCCGCGGGTCCGTTGAGGAACAGGCGCCCGCCGAGTGCGCCCGAGACCTGCCGCAGCATGGCCGCCTCGTCCACGGGCGTGGAGCCGTCGCCGGGGTCGAAGGCCGCATCCCTACAGAGGACCGACAGCGAGGGCTCGCCCATCACCCCAGTCGGCCGGATGCCGGTCGCGCGGACGAGCCCCGCCGTGTGGAACGCGTTGGCGCTCGACAGCGGCGCCGTCGCCGTGACGATGCGGTCCGAGAGCGATGCCGTGTCGGCCGGGTCGTAGCCGCCCGCCGACGGGTCTACCGCGGGGCGATTCACGAGGAGGCCCAGGCCGCAGTTGAAGCCGAGCGTGACGGGCGCGAGGACGTTGCCGGGCTCGTCCTCGAAGCGGCCGGGGACGAGGTAGCCCGCGAACTCGACCGTCTCGTAGAGGTCGTCGTCGTTCCGGTCGGACCAGAGCACGCCCAGCACCTCGCCATAGGGATAGCCCGCCGCCGCACGGGAGATACCGAACGGGTCCAGCCACCGCAGCGTCATGCGAGAGGCGACCACCGGAGCGAGCGGGTGCCCTGCGTCCCGCTCGATGACCACCCCGCCCACCTTCATGGTGTGCTCGGTCTCGAAGAAGAGCGGCGCCGAACTGACCGTGCGGAACAGCTGGATCATGTAGGCCACGCCGTCCTCGCCCTCGAACTGCGAGCGGTTCCAGTGGTAGTAGGTCGTCGTCGCGGTCATGCCCGTAGCGTCCCCACGCCGTCTGCGAGCCTCGCCTGCTGCGCGCGGGCCTGCGCGCGGAGCGTGTCCCCGCCGGGGATCACGATGTCGCCCGTGCTCGTGACCGACGCCGCCCGCACCGCGGACACGCCGGAGAGGTTCGGCCCGGTCGTAAGGTTCGCCCGGCCGCCGCCGAAGAGGCTCCCGATGAAGTTGCTGCCGAAGCTCGGCGTGGTCCCCGGCACGTTGATGCCCGCCGCCCGGAGCGCCGCGATCACGGCGGCGAAGGCGAGCGCCTTCGTGGTGGCGATCACGAACGACTGCGCGATCTGCGCGAACGCGTCCCGGAAGCCGCGCCCGAGGCCGGGCAGGCCGCCCCGGAGTTCGGCGAGCGAGTCGTCGAGTTCCTCCACACGCAGTTGGAACTCCTCGGCGCCGATCTGGCCTTCGCGGAACTGCTCCTGCAAGGCCTCCCGCTGCCGCTCGGCCTCGATCTCGTCGAGCCGCGAGGGGCCGCGCCGGAACGCCTCGGCGCCGATGGTGAGGGCCGCCTCCGCGGCGGCGCTGGAGAGCGTCTGCGCCAGGCGCTCGGCCTCCTGCCGCTGCCGCCGGATGGCGTCGGCCTCCTTCTCGTACTTGGGCGCGAGCGTGGGCACGGCCGCCACGTCCTGGAGGACGCTGTCCAGCCTGAGAGCCTCAATCCGGGCGCGAGTGGTTTCTGTCGCAGCCTCGCGTATGGCCTCCGAGTATTCCACGACACCCGGCGCGCGCACCCGAGCAGCCAGTCCCTCGAAACTCTCTAGGGACTGCAAGCTCCGCAACTGCGTCACCAACGCGCGGACGCGAGAGTCAGCCGCGCCGACGCCGGGTAGCGACAGTGTCGCCTCAATTGCCTGCCGGACCGCGGCAATGTCCCGCAGCGTCTGCTCCTGAGGAGCCAGGAGGCCAACAGATACGAGTTCACGAGAGAGCGAGATCGCAGCCTCAAGGTCTGCCCGGACCTTTGCCACTTCGGCGGCGGCACGTGCGGCATCGCGGGCACGCTCTCGCTCTAGCCGGGCGGCTTCGCGGGCGGCCTCTCGCGCGAGACGGTTGGCCTCACGCTGGGCGGCCCGCTCTGACTCACGATCTGCCTGCCTGCTATCCTCCGTCGTGACCTCCGCGCCGAGGTCCCCGAGGAGGCGGGAGCCTCGCGCGAGGGCGTTGAACCGGCGCGTGGCCGTGTTCGCCTCGTTCAGAATGTCCGTGTAGTCCCCGATCTGGCGATTCAGGTTGGCGAGCTGCGCCCGGTCCTCCTCGGTGAACAGCCGCGTGACGCCGCCGCCCGCCAGCGTGCCCTGAGAGGCGCCCGAGGAGCGGTCCCGGATGGCCTCCAGGGCCGTCGCCTGCTCACGGAGCGCGCGGATCGTCTCCGCGGCTCCCGTCGCCAGCCGGAACGACTGCTGCGCGCTCGACAAGGCGACCTGCTCCCCGGCGCCGTCGAACTTGATGATCTCCTTGATGGCGTCCGTGAACGCGCCCTTCGCCTCCTCGGCGGCCTTCGCCCCGTCGTTGAAGGCCTCCACGATCTTGTCCCCGAACACGACCGCCGCCGTCGCCGCGAGGTTGAGCACGATCAGGAGACCCCCCGAGCCCTTCAGCGAGGACAGCAGTTGCCCCCGGATGGAGGTCCCCGAGGCCGCCGCCTGCTGCCCCATCCGCTTGAAGCCCAGCACGAGGCCGTCGATCTGGTTCGCCACGGCGACGAGCCCCTGCCGGAAGCCGTACTGGAACTGTGTCGCGTCGTTCGTGAAGCGCCCCAGGTCAACGAGCGTCTGGTTGGCCGCGTTGCCACCCGACGCGAAGCCGCCCAACGCGCCCGTGGCGCGCTTCAACTCGCTCTCCTGTCGCCGGTAGGCCGACGCGAGGGCCGCGATGCGCGCCGCCGACGCCGCGGTGGGGTCGTTGGCGTAGAGCGCGTAGAGCCGCTGCAGGCGCCCCTGCACCTGATCCAACTGCGCCCCGAGCGTGTTGTAGGCGCCGCCGATGCCGCGGAGCCCGTCCTTGGCCTGCTCCGCGGCCCGGTTGAACTGCGTCGCGTCGGCGGTGATTGTCGCGCGGACGGGTGCGATCTCGGCCATTACGCGGTCACCTCCTGCCGTGCGCGCCGCTCCGCCAGCCGCGCCTTGATCTCCCGCAGCGCCGCCTCGCGCGCCTCACCCTGCAACGCGGCGGCCCCGCCGCCGGACGCAGTGGACGCGCCAGCGACGAACAGGCCGCCGGATGCGAACAGGTGGGGGTACAGGTCGGCGCGAGTCATGGAGGCCCCTCCAGTGGCGAGGGTGGCTAGCATCTGGTCGGTGTGTCGTGTCCACGCGCTACGCTCGGTCTCCAGCCGCGTCGCGGTGGCGGCGCGGGCGAGGGCGCCGAGGCTGCCCGGTCCCATCGCCCAGAAGGCGCCCCGCCGCGACGGGTCGGCGTGCCAGTGGGCGGAGAGGCCCAGGTGGGCGGCTGTCTCGCGGGCGGTGCGCCACCACGCGGCCGTCAGGTCGCCGCTGTCAGCGTCTCCGCCTCCAGCGGCCCTCCGTTTCCCTCCGCACCGACTTCGGGCGCCGCGGTGCCGGACAGCAGGGCCGCGCCCGACGCCTCGTCGAGGTAGCCCAACTCCACGAGGCACCGGGCCGTCACCATCGTGATGCCCGACCGGAAGGCTCCCGGCGTGACCGCCTTGATGAACGCCGCGGCGCCCTTCCGGTCGGGCACGGCGGCGCCGGTCGGCGACTCGCCGAGGTGGAGCGCCGCCGCGAGCAGGGTCGAGAACCCCGTCGGCGTCGCGCCCGAGAACAGGTCGAACAGGCTGCCTGCCTCGCGCTCGAACGCGGCGATGGTCTCGAACGAGTAGCGGAGCGCCCGACCGTCGTCGTCGAGCACGATGCGGTCGGCGTCGGCCGTGTCTACGTGGGGGAACGTCATTACGAGAGGGTGACTTCGGTGAGGGGGGCGGTCAGTTTGATCTCGCACGTGAAGGACGGCGCGTCGGAGCCGTTGCCCGTCTGGAGGCTCGACACCTTGCCGGTCCCATAGCGGGCCTTGCCGACGAGCCCGCGCGGGTACTCGATGATGTAGAGCAGCGGCGCCTCGGCGGCGCGGGCGGCCGTGAACAGGATGTCCTGCCCGTCGGCGGCCTCCAGGCTGCGGACGCCCGAGATCGTCATGTTCTCGATGCCCGCACCGACCGTCTCGGCCGAGGCCGTCTTCGTGCGAACCTCCGTCGTCTCGCGCGTCAGGTTCGTGGAGTGCTCGTCTTGCAGGTCCACGATCTTGTACACCGCGTCGGCCGGGTCGCCCGCGGCCGTCGGTGCGGTCGCGGAGACCGAGATCAGGAGGTCGTTGGCAGAGGTGATGGCGGTGGATTCAGCCATAGCGATAGGCCCCTACGGGGCGGGGTAGGTGATCTGGCAAGGGAGGCGGAGCGCGAGCGCGGCGAACCACACCGGGCGGTCGCCCCAGTCGTACTGGTACATGAGGGCGCGGTCGACCGTGAAGCCCTGCTGCGCGAGCACGGCGACGGCGCGCTCCAGCCCGGCGTCGGCGTCCTCTGCCGACTCCTCGCTGCCGTCGTCGTCCCACGCGAGCGCGAGCGTGATGCGGGCCGCGTAGTTGAGGCGCACGCCCGAGGCGGGACCCGGCCCGGTGCGGTGCATGGCGAAGGAGCCGCCCACCACCTCGGCCGGTTCGGTGCAGGCGGCGGGCAGGTCGGGCGGCAGGTCGTCGTAGGCCACCGTCGACGTGTTCTCGAACGCCGCGCCGCCGCTCGCCACGGGGAGGGCGAGCGTGCGGAGGGCGAGGTTCTTGGCGACGGCGAACATGCTACAGGGGTACCCGCACCGTGAAGTCGAGGGGCACCCGGAACGACTCCAGCAGCGCCGTCTCGGCGGCCCGCGCGAGGCCGGGCGACAGCGACGGCAGGCGGTCGAGCATGGGGGTGGCGATGAACGGCGTGCCCCTCACACCGCGCTTGCCGATGGCGCGGGCGACCGGGAAGGCGCGCGCCTTCGCCTCCTGCTGCGACAGGCGGTGCTTGCGCCGGAGCCAGTCCTCGATGACCGACGTGGGGGGCATCCGCCGACCGGGACGGCGGCCGTTGTGGACGACGAGCGCGTGCGGCGCCGTCGCGCCGACCGTGCCCACCACCACCCGCTCGCCCTCCTCCACGTCCGTGAACAGGCTCCGCTTGGTGTCGGCGTCGAACGTGCCGAACTGGCGCGGGACCGGCCCGGCCGTGTCGAGCATGGCCGCCGCGTCCGCCTCCACGCCCAACAGGAACACGCGCATCTCCTGGGAGAGTGCGCGCGTGGCGGTGCGGGGGTCGTAGTCGGGGACCGTCGACGGCATTCAGATGGCCCAGACGGGCGGGGGGGATTCGATCAGGTCGGCCTCGCTCGCGTCGGCCACCACGCCGCCGATGCGGCGGAGGTCGTCGGAGGCCATCTGCCGGAGTTGACCGGCGATCTCCTTCACCTCGGCAGGCGTCAGGAAGCGCTCGCGGCTCTCGGCCGGGCCGGTGGAGCCGATCAGGCCGCCCTTCGCCGAGGCGCGGAAGCTGCCGATGGTCGGCAGGATGCGGGCGACGGCGATCTGCGCGAGCGCGTCGCGGAACTCGGCGTAGTAGGCACTGCCGGTGTCGGCGATGGCCGCGAACACCGACGCGCCGACCACGCCCTGCACCTCGCCGAGCGCGGCGGGCTCCACGTTGAGAGCCCGCTCGCAGATGCCGTCCTGGCGCTCCCCCTCGGGGATGCCGGTCGCATTCGAGACGATGGTGGGCGTCAGGTGTGGCATCGGTCGCTCTCGCTTAGGCCGAGAGCGCGGTCACGAGGTCGGACTTGAGGACCGTGCCGCCCTTGCCGGTGCCGGTCACGTCGAGGCCCCGCTCGTCGGCGAGCTTCTGGAGGTCGGCCTTGTCCATCGCCTCGTACTCGGAGACGGACTCCGCCGAGGCCATGTCGGCGGCCAGGGCCTCCTTCATCGCGGCGTCGGCGACGGCCTGCGCGTACGCCTTCGCGTCGGCGAGCCGCTTGGCCTGGATGCACTTGACCAAGTAGGTCCGGTCGGGCATGTCCCAGCCGCGGACGCCGAGCGCCTTGGCGATCTGCTGGACCTGCGAGAGGGGGAGGTCGGAAAGGTGAGTGTCTGCCATGTCAGTAGGGGAGAGGGGCCGCGGACTGTCCGCGGCCCCGGTTCACGAGAGAGAAGGGCTAGCCGATCAGCAGGGCCGCGTGCTCGGGCTTGACCATCTTGAAGCCCCACGCGATGGAGACCTCGATGAGCGTCTGCCGGTACTCCGGGTAGACGCGCACCTCGAAGGTGAGGCCCGACACCGGGTCGGTGATGGTGGTCACGTCGACCGCCTTGTCGGCCTCGGCGGCGGCGGGCAGGCGCGTCGCCAGCACGATGGCGTCCGAGGAGAAGGCCAGCGACGGCGTGTAGCTCGACAGGACCGTCACGGCCGCGTTGTCGGCGATGTCGCGCTGGAGGCCCGGCGCGGCGATACGGAAGACGCTACCCGAGAGGGCGCTCGTCACCACGTACTTGTTGCTGTCGCCCGCGAACGTGACCACGTCGCCCGCGAGGATGGCGCCCGTGCCGCCGTCCACCGTGATCACGGTGTCGCCCGCCGAGAGGGAGGCGTCGTTGACGAGGTAGCTCGCGCCCGTGCCCGCGGTGTGGTCGGCGAACTGGCCCGACTCGCCGATCATCATGCCCTGGAGCAGGCCCATGTTGCCCGTGTAGCGCGCCGTGCTGTCGCCCCGGCCCCCGGCTTCGTTGACGCGCCAGGAGGTCGGCTGCTTGCCGAGCAGCGTCGCGCTGTGGTCCAGGTTGAGGACCATGTGCATGTCGCCGTCCGGGGCGCCGTTCTTGGCGAGGATCTTGCGCGTGGCCGACAGGTCGGTCAGGTCGTCGGCCGTCGAGAACGGCGCCGTGCCCGGCGTGCCCTGCGCCCGCGAGGCGCGCGACGTCAGCGAGGCGAGGTCCGCCTCGATGTCGTTCGAGAGGCTGCGGAAGGCCTGCTCGAAGTTCTGCTGGATGATGTCGGCGTAGGTGCCGCCGTTCTGGAGGCCCTTCATCTCCTCGCCGGAGAACCGGATCGGGTAGCCGACCGAGTTGGAGATGGTGAGCGCCTCCGCGCCGACCGTCTGGTCACCCGTGTCGGGCTCGTCGACGGCGGGCGTGATGGAGTACGACGTGTTGGCCGGAACGACCGGGCTGTACACCGTCTGCCCGATGGCCGCGCGGGCGGTCTGGGCGTCGCGGCGAACCGCAGGGATGAGGCCGATGCGCTCCCGGCTGACTCGGTTGAGCGCCGAGTACATCGCCGGGAGGAGGTTGGTAAGCGTGTTCGCCATGTCCGGGGGGAGGTTGAGTCTGTGGGGGTAGGTGCGGGCACGGCCCGCGGTGGTGCTAGTCGATCAGCTGCCCGCCGCCCGTGATGAACTTCATCTGGGCATCTGGCGAGAGGCTCTCGAAGTGCGCCCGCTGCATCGTCTTGCCGTCACCACTGCCCCGCGACCCGTCGAGGCCGCCGCCACGCTGCCGCTTGTCGGCGAGCAGGTGCTTGGCGTGCTTCCCGATGTGCTTCAGCAGCGCCTCGGCGACCTTGCGGTCCGGGATGCCGCCTTCGCCCATGAAGACCGGGCTGCCGTCGTCGTCGCGCGTCACGAGCGACGCCACGATGGAGTCGAACTGGCTGGGCACGCCCGGCGCGAGAGGCTTGAACACGTCTTCCGCCAACTCCCCCGTGAGGGCGTTGCGGAGTTCGAACCGCAGCTTCTCGGCCTGGACCGCCTCGTACTTGCTGGAGATGTCGGCGAGCTGCTGCTGAAGCGGCGCCACCTCGTCTTCGCGGATCAGGCTTGCGATGGAGTCGCGCTGCTCGGCGGTCAGCTTGGCGACCGGCTTCAGGTCCTCGTCCACCTCGATGCCGAGGCGCTGGAACTGCTTCTTGAGCGCGTCCGGCGCGTAGGCCTCCTCGGGGGTGAGATAGCCGCCTTTCGACAGCTTGCCCTCGACGCGGCGCGCGAGTTCGTTCTCGAACCGGTCGGAGGGGGTGAAGCCTTCGGGGGCGCCGAAGTCGCCGCCATAGAGGCCCGTGCCTTCGGGGAGGGTGAGGGCGTCAGGAGCGACGGTGACGGCGTTGCCGTCCGGGAGCGTGACAGTGATGTCGGCCAATGTGGGAGGGATCGTTTTACAGCGTCCCGCGCGGTGTCGGGGTGCGCTCTGCGGCATGGCTCTCGGTCCGTTTCCCTCCTGCCGGTGGAGGCGCGCGGGTCCGGGCGGCGCGGTGTCGGAGACACAGGGGCAATCACGCGCGGGCGCGCGGGCGCACGTAGCCGGGGCGCCGGACATATCCGCACGTCGTACCTTGCCGATGCACAGATCCGCGCACCGATGGACACGCAGGCGCCACCCTTCCCCCTGTTCCGTGCGGCCCTCGCCGTGTGCCTCGGCGTCCTCATGGCCGGGCTCCTGCTCGGCGTCGTCTGGTGGGCTGCCTCCTCGGCGGCAGACGCGCGCCAGAAGTCGGCCCCGGTCTACGTGGAGCCTGCCGAGCCCTACGTCGAACCGGCGATGTAGCGAAACCTGTCGGCCCGGCTGCGTAGACTTGTGGACACACCCCCCCGGACCCATGCCTATCCGCCTGCCCTTCTGGCTCCTCTGCATCCTGCGAATCGACGAGGGGCCGGGGCTCGGCTTCCCCTCCGCGAGCGAGAAGCGGGCGCCACGCGGGCTCCTCTCGTGAGGGAGTCCCGCAACGTGGTCGCCGTTCTCCGCGAGGCCCTTGCCGACCGCCTCCTCTGGTGGGCCTTCCGGGCCTGCCCCGACCCTGCCGGGCGGGTAGAGATTCGGTCCCTGATGCAGGCGCGCGCCGCGGCCATGCAGGCGGACCTTGACGCCCGCGGCCTCCAGCACCCATCCACCCGTTGACATGAGCGCCCTGTTCGTCCTCGCCAACCTCGCCGCATGGGCCACCGTCCCGTGGGCTATCCGGGTGACACGGAGGCAGGAGCGAGACGCACGCCTAGCCCGTCTCTCTGCACAGGGGCAGGCTCTCTCTGCCGCGCTCCGCACGTTCACCAACGTCGGGATCTCCACAGGCGAACTCCGGTCTTCTACCGCCCGTATCGTTGGCAATCGCTATGAGTGAGTCCCCCACGCCCTACGCCGCCACGCCCGAGGCGCACACGGACGGAAGCCGCTCACGCGTCCGGTACACTGTCGAGCAAGTCGAGGCCATCGCCCGCCGCGTCTTTGATGATGGTGTCGGATACGGCCGCATCTTCGGGCGACAGACCCGAGAGGGAGAGGCGCTGACCCCAGACATGGAGTCGACGCTGGACAAAGATTTCCCGGCCTGCCTCCGCAACGCACTGAACCAATGAGACCTGCCACGCCCGAGGCGCCCGCGTTCACGCCTGCCCCGATCCGCTTTCGGGTGTGGGATGGAGAGAGGATGCACACGCCTCCGCCGATGGAGCCCGGTACCGTCCGGCTTGACATGTCGGTGTACGCGGAAGGCGTCGTGAACGGGCCGCCCAGTTGGGTCCCCATGCTCTCCACCGGCCTCCGCGACGCCTACGGGGTGGAGGTGTTCGAGGGGGACTGGATTGAGTTTCCGCTAGCCCGTCACGCGGTATCACGTGATCCAGAGACGGGCGGCTTTGCGCTCACCCAACGAGGGGAACGGGGCGAAGTGGTCACCCGCGCGCTTGTCTCTTTGGGGCACGTCGTCGGCAACGTAGTGGAGGGCATCCGGGAGGCGGCCTAGCGCCCCTCGCGCATGACCGCCCGCACGAAGCGCTCCGACACGAACCGCAGCCCCTCCGCCTGGAGCGCCTTCGCCGTCTCCCGGATCGCCCCCGGCGTCGTCCACCGGTTCAGGTGGATCGGGTACACCTCCCGGATGCGCTCGGCGGCCCGCTCCCGGTCGTAGGCGCGCAGCACCTTCTCGCGCCGCCGCGGCGGAAGCGTCGACAGGTCCAGCAGGGTCGGGGTCTCGGCCATCACGCGGCACCGGGGGCGACCGCGTCCGACGAGACCACCGCGATCATCAACGAGGCCGACGTCACGCGTACCTCGGCGGCCGAACTGTCCGGCAGGTAGAGCCCCAGGTCGATGCCGTTGACCTGCATCGTCGCCCCTCCGAACAGCGGGTACGACCGGACCAGACTGGTCGCCCCGTAGTGGACCCGGATGTCGTCCTTGACGATCTCGCCGAGGGAGCCGCCCACGTGCGCGGCGACACGCACCTCGGGGTCCGACATCGCCAGCGCGTAGGCCCGGCCCGAGACCGGGTTCAGCAGGTCCAGCACGGAGCCGATCCCCGCGCCGTGCTCGGTGTTCGCGTAGGCGATGGCCTGCGCCGTCGTCGGCACGTCCGCCTCGATCTCGAACGACAGCCGCAGGTGGAACACCCGCCCGTCTGTGTTGAGCACCTGCGACCTCGCCACGTCGAACACCACCGGCATGGTGTCGTAGCGGCCCGGCTGCTCGAACACCGTCAGCCCGAACGGGATGTTCTGCCGCGTGGTCGTGAGGGTCAGGCCCGGCCATCCGGGGGCCGTCTTGTAGAAGGCGTGCGGCGTGTCCGGCTCGCCGGGTGTCGCCGTTTCAGGCAGGAGAGGCGTCAGGGGCATGGCTACGCGGCGTAGAGGGTGAAGGGGTCGCCCTCGGTGCCCGACAGGTAGACGGCGCCCGTGGGGGCGACGAGCGGCTCCCAGTTGCCGCCCGCGGGCAGGGTGAGCGCCCCGGCGTCGGTGGCGCCGACACGGACGGACATCGGGTTGGAGCCGGGGTTGTGGACGATGAGGTACCGCCGGTCGGGGTCAGCAGGCAGGGCCTCCACCGGCTGCGAGCCGGACGCGGGGAGCGTGCCCGAGGCGTCGGCGTAGGACGCACCGGGGTGCCCGGCCGCGATCAGTTGCGCGATGCCGCGCAGCAGGTCCGCCGGGACGCCGGGGTCCAGCGTCGGGTCGGTGTCGCCCGCTACGGCCGTGAAGGGGTTGGCGGCGAGGTAGTCGCGGAGAGTGGACATCGGGATGGGCTAGGAGAGGTCGGCGACAAGGATGCTTCGGCACCTTGCATGGTAGCCGGGTGGGCCGACGACGGGCGGGATGGTGCCCCCGTTCGTGCTGAGGAGGTTGCGGATCACGGGCACCTGGTCGTCCGCCCACCACCGGTCCGCCTCGATGACGGCCTCGGCGGTGGGCGCCGCGAGCACGGCGTCACGCCACGCCCGCAGGTCCTCCAGCGTGATCTTCTTGCCGTCGAGGTAGGTGCAGACCTTGGTGGTTCGCGCGTCGCGCGTCGCGTCGATCTTGCCGCCGAGCCCCGCCGCCTCCAGCGCGGCGACGCGCCCGAGGGAGCCGGACCGGTTCGCCGCCGCCGTCGCCACGAGGCGCCAGTAGTTGACGCCGCGGTCGTACTCGGCGCCGAGGGCGTCGCGGAGGCGCCGCGCCTGCTCGCGCGTGCCCCCGGCGAACAGCACGCCCCGGTCCATCGCCTCGCGGCCGACGATCCCGGCGATGCGCGGGTCCACGATGCGCTCCCCGTAGCGCGTCACCCAGTAGGTGTTGTGGCGCGCGATCCATGCCGCGGTCCGCCGATCCGGGCCGCCGAGCGCGACGGGTCCCGAGGGGCGCCCCGCGCCGAGCTGCACGCCGACCCGTGCGCCTGCCGCGGCGACCTCCCGCTGCACCTCGGTGCCCGCGGCGGTGTAGGCCAGCACGGCGTACCGCAGGAAGCCGGGCAGGGCGCGCGCCACGAAGCCTCCCGAGATCGTCGCCACGACGACGGCCGCGGCGTCGGAGAGGCGGGCGGCCTCGGCGGGCGTGACAACGCCGTCCCCGTCGCCGTCGAGCGTCAGCGTGGCGAGGTCGGCGAGGACGGGACGCAGGGAGGCGTCCCACGCGCGGAGGAAGACCGCGAGGAGGTCCGCGATGACCGACGCCTCGGCGTAGCCGCTGCCGCCCTGCATCGCGGCGGCCTCGGCGTAGGCCTCGGCGATCAGGGCCTCAACCTCGGATTCTGTGGGGAGGTCGTACACGGGCTAAGGCTGGATGGTGCGGTCCACCATGCCGTTGGGCCGGTGGACGTAGACCGTGCGGCCGTCGGCTGTCGCCGTCGCGTGCTCCACCGCCGCGTCCTGCGTGGCGAACACCCGCAGCGCGCGGGACGAGGCGCGGCGGCGCACCGCCCACCCCTTCGGGTGGGTCACCACGTGGAGGGTGTCGGCTCCGATCTCAGTCATGGCTCTAGAGGGTGGGGGGACCGGCCTCGGCCGGGGCGAACTCGTTCGGGGGCTCGGTGCCCGACGGCACCCGGTCCGGGCGGATCGCCCGCGTGAGGTCCATCTGCGCGACCTCGGCGGCGACCTCGTCCGGGTCGATGGAGAGGCCGTAGGCACTCGCAAAGCGCGCCGCCGCCTCGCGGCGCCCCCGCGGACCGACGGGGACGGGGGCGGAGCCGAACACGTCGCCCGCGAGGGCGGTCGCCCGCTCCGCCTCGTCGACAGCCACGAACTCTTTCGACCGCGTCACCGAGGCCGCGCCCCAGGCGTCGGACCGGTCGGGGGCCTCGGCCTGCGAGAGCAGCCGGAGCGTCCGGTTCTCGGCCTCGTCCATGCGGTCGGAGACGAGCGCGAGGATGGCCCCGGTGCCGCTCCGCTGCTCGGCGCGCACCTGCGTAGCGGTCAACTGCCGGGCCTGGTCGCCGAACGCCTGATAGGCCTCCATGAGGAACCGCTCGCGCTTGCCCTTGCCCCGGTCGCGGGCCTCGCGCGCCGCGCTCATGTCGGGCGCCACGTAGGCCACGTCCTCGTTCGTGCCGATGACGTGGAGCGAGGAGCCGTCGACGACCTGCTGCACGAACCGGTGCACGGTGCCACCCGTGCCCGCGTTGGATGCCGTCTCGGGCGCGTCGCTCTTGTGGATCAGGCGGGCGACGGTCGAGGTCAGCGTCGCCACGTCGCCGCGCGCCTCCATGCCGAGGGCGGCCATCGCCTTACGCGCGAGCACGTAGGCCACGTAGTACCGCAGGTTGAGGTCCACCGGGAAGATCGGCAGGCACGGCGTGTTGCCGTCCGCGTCGCTGAAGTAGGCGTAGGTGCCGCTGTCCACCATCGCGGCGTCGCCATCGCCCTTCTCCCACTTCTCCCAGCCGCCGAGCTTGTAGACGTGGCGTACCTGGATCTCGGTGTCGCCCTCTTGGCGGGTCCGTGCGACGTGCGCCTCGACGAGGAGCCCGTTGACCTCCTTCCAGTAGGGCACCTCCATCGGCGTCAGCTTGTAGACGCAGGAGGCGCGCTCCACGGTCTCCGTGCCGTCGCCGATGGTCGGAACCTCGACCTTGTCGAGCCCCTTGACGGCGAACCAGAGGCGCTGGTACAACAGCAGGTCGGTCGCCGAGGCGATCCACAGGGCGCCCCAGTCGGTGCCCTGTCCGTCGGCGTCGCGGAGGAGGCGGTGCGCCGGGCTGCCCTCCTGCTCCGGGTCCCCGAGCGGCCCGTCGCCCCCCTCGGGCGCCCAGGCGCGCGCCGCATCGGGCTCCACCGCCGCGATCTGCCCTGCCAGCGAGCCGAGGGCGTACGGGAACAGCCCGTCCGGGTCGATGGTGGCGAGCATGTGCCGGTAGCGCTCGATGGCCTCGCCGAGGGGGACGCGCGGGATGTACTGCGCCGCGCGGGCGATGTCCACGGAGGCGACGGTGCCCGCCGTCTTGGCCGTGCCGCCCGCGACCGACGGCACGGTCAGGTAGTCGGCAGCGTAGGCGCCCTCGGTGTAGCGCCACTCGGGGAGGCGCTTGGTGTAGAGCGGGTGGACGAGGTCGAAAGGGTCGGTCATGGTCAGATGGGCAGGGCGTAGCCTGCGGAGGGGTTGGCGGACTTGACGAGCCCGAGAGCAAAGGCCGCCCACACGAGCCAGTCCACGCGGTTCGGGCTCTCGCTCCCGTCGGTGGCGTCCCACGTCGTCTGCTCGTCTTCGAGGTCGGGTAGGTCGCCGACGTGGTGAAACACGTGCTCCTCGTAGAGCTGCACGACGGGCTCGGCACGGGCACGCTTGGCCTTGCTGGCGTGCACATCCCGAAACGGGACGGCCGCGGACGGGCGGAGCCCTTCGGCATGCATGGCCTTGGCGGCGGCCTCCACGACGAACTTCACCATCTCGCCGCCTTGGTTCGTCTCGGCGACGATCTCGCCACGGCACCCGTGCTCGGACACCATGCGGTCAAGCAGGGCGACGGCGCGCCGCCCCCACTGGCCCGGCGTGTAGGTGCCCGTCTCGTCGGCGAGGGCGTACCCGTGCCCGTCCGCCGTCCGCCCCGCCGCACCAATGCCTGTGTCGTCGGAAGACGCCTTGGACGTGGTCGCCGGGTCGATGGAGACGACCACCTTGGTCAGAGGCGGAGCGACGGGGACGCGCGTTTCGTTGAGGAGCCCCGTGGTCCATAGGGCACCCTCCACGTCCTTCACGTTGTTCTGCTTCTCCCGGTCGAAGGCCCGCCACCCGAACGCCTTGATCTCGCGCTGGCAGACGGCGAGCGAGCAGCCGACCCAGGTGGCTACGCCGGAGACGATCTGCTTGAAGCGACGGCCCGTGTCCGGGTCGGACGCGTCTTCGGTCACGAGGTCCCGGACGGCCTTGACCGGGCCGCGCACGTGGGCGTCGGCGAGGAAGTCGGCCCGCCGGTCCGCGATCCGGGAGAAGATGCCGTTCGGCTGGACGAGGTTCTGTACACCCCAGATGGCGCAGTCGTCGGACCCCGCGGGCAGGATGCTCTCTGTCAGCGTCTCGGTCTTCTTCTTTGTCGCGGCCTTGGTGTCGTGGCGACTGTCGATGTCGTCGAAGATGATGAGGTCCGGCCGGAAGTCTTCCAGCTTGACACCTCGCACGGCCGTGTCCATGCCGAGCCCGACGATGGAGAAGCCGGACGCCGTGCGGACCATGTTCTTGGACCACCCGCGCGAGTGCCCGTAGGCGTTCTCAAGGCGCTGCCCGATGGGGCCACCGATCTTCTCCAGGATCGCCTGCACGTTCTGGACGTGCTTGTCGGCGGCGTCCTGCGTCTCGCACACGTAGAGGCAGAAGGTCCGGCGCCCGGTCTCGCCGAGGTAGGCCGCGCCGTGCTCGGCGAACGTAGACTTGCCGTGACCGCGGGGCCAGATGTCGATGCCCGGCCGCGGGCGCGTGTCGGGCGCGATGCCCTGTAGCCAGTCGCCCGCCTCCTCGTGATGGGGGGCGAAGGCGTTGAGGGTCGGGGTGACCCGGCGGAACCACGGTTGCCACGCGTCAGGCAGAGCGCTCCCCGGCGACGGGCGCGCGAACGCCGGGCGCTGGAAGCGGATGACGGGGCGCGCGATGGTCATTCTGCCTGCCCGAAGGCTTCCAGCAGGCGGACGGCCTTGTCGGTCATGACGCCGTGCAGGACCGCCACGTCGGCGGCCTTCTGGCCCTTGAGCCAGTCGGGGTCAGCGAACACCTCCGCCTGCGCGGAGAGGGCCGCGAGGTTCTTGTCGAGGTAGTCGGTCAGGCGGGCGCCGATGTCGGGGGCGTCTGTTTTGGGTCCAGTTGAGGCGGACCCCCTGACCTCCTCGTGCGCTTTGCGCTTCCAGTTGGAGACGGTGCCCTTGGGGATGTCGTAGTCCTTCGCCACGCTGGAGACGGACTGCCCGGCCAGGAGTGCGGCCATGACGGCACCCTTGGTCTCGTCGGAGTAGGAGGACTGTGTCGGCATGGGTCTAGCGTGTGGAGTCGGCGGCGGCGAAGCGGGCGCGGGCGGTGCGGCGCTCCTCGGCGGTGGCGAGGGCGCGGCGGAGGGACCGGGCCTCGGTGCCCAGGCGGGCGACCTCGGCGCGGAGGTGGGCGGCCTCTCCCTCACAGGTGGCGAAGGCGAGGCGGACGGCCGGGTGTGCGGAGACCGGGTGCGCGGCCTCCCATGTGGGGCGGTCCTGTGCCGAGAGGGGCAGGCAGAGGGTGAGAGCGAGGAGGAGGGGGCGCATGGGGCTAGGCGGGGGCAGGTGCTGTCACCGACTCCAGCTGA